CTCGCCTTAGTTTTCTAGTCACTTTTTAGTTTTCTTTTTAGCAGTAGGCTTAGTTTCTTTGAGCTTTTTTGTTTCTTCGCCCTGTACTTTAAAAATATATCCCATTATTTTTTGCCTCCTTTCTTTTTCTTCTTTGTTCCTTTGGGCTTCATTGATCCGTAGTGTGAAGGCATGACAATAAAAGTAGCTGTCTTTATCTTACTTCCTTTTGCGTTTTTTAGCAGTTGATAAAGCTATTGCCTGTGCTTGTTTTAGTGTCTTGCCCTCTTTCATCAACAAACGTATGTTGCCAGAGATAGTCTTTTGTGATTTGCCTTTTTTAAGTGGCATCAGAGTAAATGCTTTTCTATAAGTTTAAAATCTTTGCTGTCATTTGCAGCTACCAACAACGCCTCTGTAGCTCTTTTGATGTCCACTCTCTCCTTACCTTTTGCTTTATTTAATTCCAGTCTAATAAGTCTGGGAACATCTTTGTTCTCAGGAAACTCTTTTATAAGTTCAATAACTTTGTCGTAACTCATAATTAAACAGGGGCTTCCAAAGCTGCGGCAACAGCATCATCTACCCATTTGTAAGCATCAGGAGATACTTTCTTTAATGATACAGGGTCAAATACATATTGAACAAATGTTTCTGCAAATTGTTCCATAAAGTTAGAACCTCCATAAGAACTTGGTATCCATTGTGTGCCTGTCATAACTGGTCTGCCAGCAGCGTAGTGTATTTGATGCCCCATTTCATGTACATAAGTTGTAAGCCAAGCATCATCAGCAACTACTGTTGATCTACGATCAAGAAAACTTTTTTTCATTTCTGCCTTAGTATAAGAAAGCCTATAAAGTCCTTGATCTGCGGTTCTTTGTGGTGTTCCCTTTGCAGCTTTTTCAACTGATTCTCCAACTTTTTGTCTTATTTTTTTCAAGTCTTTTAATTTTTTATAATATGGTTTTGATTTGATATTTATATGGTTTGCACCTTGAAAAGTAAAACCAAAGGCATCTGATTTACCAGTAGTGACAAACCTTGTAAAAGTACTATGACCCCAGTTAGAGCTTGAACCCAAACCATCATCAAGAATTTCCGTAATATAATTTAAACCTGTTTTTGTTCTTTCAATATTGTTGTAAATTTCTCTTCCGCTTACTGGGTCATAACTTGGCCCTTCCTTGAGATTCTTTACACCTCTATCTTTTGCAAGCTGTAAACTTCGTCTTAGTTGTTGATTTTCTTTCAAATATTTTGTCTTTTCATTTATTTTTGCATAAGCTCTTCCTTTGGTTTCTGCCCCACTTGTCCAAGAACAGAAAATTTCTCTTTGCTCTGTAAATTGTCTTAGCTTCTTAGCGTTAGCCCCTGCTAATCCTTCCATATCGTCCATCATATTAAAAGCATCATTGACATCTTTCGGCTGAATCTTATTGTTTTTATTTATTCCCTGTAGTTGTGCAATATTTGGTTTTAATGGGTCTTTTGCTTTTATTGCCTTAAGTTCTGCCTTTGCTTTTCTTTCAGCAGCCCTAGCAGCTTTAGCTATCTCCTCAAGCTTATCTTGGTTAGTGATAGTAACAGTTGGTTTAGTTACAGGCTTGGGCTTTGGTATCTTAATTGTTATATCGCTTGGTTTGCCATACAACCTTTCCAAGTCCTTCAAACTTCTTTCGCTTCCATCTTCCCTAACCATCTTTCTTATTGCTTTCTGCCCTGACCCTTCCTTCTTTGCCAAGCGTTCAAAATATCTTACCTTCTGTTCATTACCCAAAGTCTTGACCTTTAGTTTCTTATCTTGCCCCAAAAGCCAGTCACCATACTGAGTGTCCTGTGGTACTCTACCAGTCCCCTCTCCTGTAGGTCGGGTTACAACTTTGCCTTTGGGTGGCGGTGTTAGATCCTCAAATCCTTTTTGTTTTTTCAGCCCTGCATAATCAACAACAGGAACAGTAGTAGATCGGCAGTTAAAATGCTGTGGTGGTGTAGGGCCTTTGTTGTATTCAAACTTTCTACCATCAAGTCTTTTACATATTGGACTGGTTCTTGAATCAAGCGTTGCAACATATTCATACTTAGGTGCAACCTTACTGTTAGCTGCATATACAGCCTGTGATGCTTGGTTCTGGACTTGGTTAACAGATGTTCTGACAATAGTTTGTATTTGATGATTAGCTAGTTTTGTAAGTTCTCCTCCAGCTTGTGCTATCTGTCTAACACTTCCTCTTTGTCCAAACTCCAGCCTCCCTATCATTCGACTTGCTATCTGCTGTGTTGACTCTCCACTAAATACACCCTGTCTGATAGTCCTAGCCAAACCTTCCTGTTGTCTTGTTGCTATGCCTCTAAATGCTTTCTCTACTGTCTCTCCATTTGGTAAAGTCTGCATTGCACCTTGTCTTGCAGTAAGTTCAAACTTACCAGAGCCAAACTTTTTAAAATCATCTTCTGTAAATTGCTTGCTTGTAAATATGTTTACCTTCGTGGGATCTGTTGTGACAAATGACTCTGCATATTTAGAACTGACAGCTACTGAGTTGATGGGGATATTTCCTGATTTTACAGCTTTTTTTAGTTCGCCCTCTATAAATCCAGCCTGTACCTTTGCCAAACCCTCTATTTCTTTTATCATTTTCTTTGTTGTAGTCTTAGACCATTTATCCAAACTACTTTTTGATTGAGCTATTATTGCCCTCAGTCTTTTCTTGGTCTGTGGTGCTATGACTACCCCTTCTCCAGCCTTTGCCTGTCTGATATTTATTGCATTGAGCTTTCTTGCTGCAAGTAAAATAACGTCATTATAAGTTCTTACAAAGTCTGCTGATACGGCATTACTGTACCTGTTTAGATCAATAGTCTCCCTAAAAAATACCTCTGGAATACTCATTTATCATTCTTCTCCCTCTTCCTCCTCCTCTTCTGGTTCTTCGTCAGGTTCTTCTGGTGGCTCTACTTCTGTAAGACCTCCCTGCTGAGTGCTTTCTATCTCTTCTTCAATATCAAAATCATCTGGTAAAACTTCTCCTGTAGATAATTGCTTGAGTAATGTTTCCTGACTGATAGTTCCAGCAGTAAACAATGTGAGCAATGATGTTATCTCTTGTGGTTCTAGTCTTGCACTTACAAAATCCCTATTAACAAAAGAACTACCAGCATTAGGTTCATTGAGATATTCGCTGTGAAACTTCAAACAGTTATCAATCAAATCTTGCATCTGCTGTGCAATCACCATCATTGTGCTGTCATTCTGTGATCTATCTATCCTCTTAGCCTCTGCTGTCTCTCCTACCAATTTCTGTCCAAGCACTGCCGCTAGTGACAATGTATTAATCTGTTCTGCAATATCTTTCAATCTTGTGAACTGACTGTCATAGCTATCACCTGATGGAGAAATGTATTCCATTCTGGATTCTGGTGGCAATGATAGTGCCTCATTAGGGCCTGTTGTTATTTCATCTGCATTTGGATAACCAAAGACTGCAAGCATAGGAACAGAACTGATATGCAAAATATTGTCCAAATCAGACTGTATCTGGTAATGCTTGAGGTTTAGTTCTGCAATGTCATACAAAGGACTGCGGCTTTCGTAATAACCAACTCTGTTGGAGTAAGCAATAGCAAAAGGAATCTTGTCCTTAAGGCTCATTTCACCTTCATCAAATAGTTTATACTCACCTTTCTTTTCATCTTTTCTATGAATCTCATATCTGCCCCTTTCTAAGACTCTTATCTGTTTAATGATCTTGTCACCATACTTTCCATCTGGCTCAACAACCTGTTCCAACAAACGCAACTGTGTGAGTTGTCTTACACCATCTACAATCTCAGACCTAAAACCTAAAATGTCTTTTGGTGTATATGTCACCCAATATGGTCTGGTCTTATCTCCTTCTTTCGGTGCATCAACAAGCACCCCAACATGGCCAAAGCTGATTGCCAGTCTTGCTGTATTGTATAGCCAAACATTGAGATCATTACCCTCAAGGTCAACATCAAACAACTGTTCTCTTACCAAGTCAGATACATCATCTAGTCTTACTGGCTTTCTGACCAACATTCCTGAGAGCATCTTTTCAATACGCTGTAAATATGGCACTACTGTTGATCTACTTAGCCTTACGTCATAACTATCATCTGTTTCTCTTGCCTCCTGTGGCAAAT